CTTTTTCTAGGCAGGTGATCCTTTTTCAGAACGGTCCTATCAACGAGGTAGGCGTTAATGGCATCACCCACGAAGCCTTGCTTGTGATCCTAATTGATCGTCTGCGCTGCTTTCAATCCGGTCCTTATAACTGCTTTGAAAACGCCTGCGCCCTGACCCACTTAGAAGCCGCTCAAGCGTCGTTGCATAGCCGCACCCGCGCCCGCATGGATCGCGGGGTTGAAGGCACCCACCAGAAGTAGCCCATCGCATTATCCGCCCACCCCACCCGAGATGCAGCCATGATTATTCCAAGGATTCGAGTCGCAAAGGGACCATGGAGCCCAGGCCTTCAAGTTCTGATCTCACACAATCAACCCGGCAACGGTGGTCTTTTTGTAGCTGAACCACTGACGTTCAAGCCGGTTGCGGCATTTGAACCACTTGAACCACAGCTAGAGTTGAACGACACAGAAGCTCAGACATTGATGGATCAATTATGGCAATGCGGTATTCGACCTACTGAGGGCACCGGATCCGCTGGCGCCATGGCTGCCACCCAGGCTCACCTTGCCGACCTTCGGAAGCTGGTCTTTGAAGACAAACGGCTTAACCCCTGCATCCCCCGATCGCTTACGCCCATTTCACCCGAGATGCAGCCGTGACCACTGAAGCCACACCCCCCAAGATCCTTGACCAGGTCAATGCCCCGGCTGAGCTGAAGGCCCTTGTTGATCCCGCGTCCTCCAAGCAGATCAGCATCCTGGACAAGTTCCTAGACGATGCAGGCGTCCCCGACCGCGATGAGGCCGATGGTGAAGAGGCGCCCGCTGCCCCCGAGGCCAAGCCGGCAAAACTGGCCGGCAAATTTGAAACCCCGGCCGACTTGGAGAAGGCTTATCTGGAACTGCAGCGCAAGCAGGGCCAGCAGGGCCAGCGCAGCGAGAAGACCGAGACACCCCCGGCCGCCGCCGAGATCGAGGAGTACACCCCCGAGCGTGGCGCCGAGGTTTACGGCGAAGCACTGGCCGCCAAGTTTCAGGAGGCCGAGGTGAACCCGTTTGAAATGGCGGCCAAGTTCGAGGCCGGCGAGGACGTCTCCGCCTACGTGGACGCCCTGGCCGAAAAGGGCGGACTGCCCAGGGCATTGATCGAAACCTATCTGGCCGGCGTCAAGCCAGCCGAGGCAGCGGCACCGGCCGCCGGCAGCCTGAACGATCAGCCCGAGGTGGTGGCGGCCCTGCGCCAGTCGGTCGGCGGTGATGCCGCCTTCGACAAGCTGAGCCGATGGGCCGCCACCAACCTGGCGCTAGAGGAGAAGAGCGCCTACCAGCAGGCCCTCGATACCGGCAATCTGCTGGCGGTGCAGTTTGCGCTGCAGGCATTCCAGGCCCGCGCCGGCACCGCTCCCAAGGAGCCCGAGTACCTGGGGGGCGGGGCGCAGACCAGCGAGCCAGCCGATGTTTACGAGACACAGGCGGACTGGAGAAAGGACCGCTACGCCAAAGATGACAACGGCCACGAGCGATACCTGAAGGACGAAAGCTATCAGCGCCGCCTGGATGCCAAGTTCGCCAGAACGAAAAGAGCCAAGAAGTGGTAACGTTTGGGTGGATTACTCCACCCTTGTAGCTATCTAGCCGGCTGCGGCCGACAACTTGATTAGCGGAAGGCGATGGGTTCCAAGAGAACTTCATTTCCGCAATCACAATGTCTGCCGATTTACTCGGCCTGTCCAGACTTGGGCAGGTCCGGGGCGCTGGCGATGTCACCGCCCTGTTCCTGGACCTTGGCAGCGACGAGCTGCTGACTGCTTACGACCGGAAAAAGATCCTGTCTTCCACCGTGAAGACCAAGACCATCAAGGGTGGTCGAACCAAGCGGTTCAACATGACCGCCCGCCGTCAGGCCCGCTACCACGCCGTTGGGACTCCAATCGACGGCAGCGGCAACTCCCCGTCCGACCTCAACAGCCGGATTCTCCGGCTCGATGGGTTGATGATTGCCGATGAGGCGATCTACGACCTGGACGAGCTGCAGGAGGACCCGGCCACCAGGGCGGAAACCATGCACCAGCTGGGGGAGGCACTGGCTGACGAGAGGGAACTGCGGGTTGCCCGCATCCTGTTTGCGGCTGCCAACACCACCGCTGAGCCGTTCGCCAAATCGATCAACGCCGGCCGCACTGGCGACAAGATCACCCTGAGCGCTGGGTTTGCCGCTGCCAACAACGAGGCAAAGGGTGACGAGCTCTATGCCGCCATCAAACAGATGGTGACCTTGAAGCAGAAGAAGCACGTCCCTACCGGGAACATGCGCTGCGTCGTCACCCCCGATGTCTTGGGTTGGCTACAGGACTCGAAGCGGCTAATCAATGCCGACTTCAACGGCGGGACCGGCAGCAACGGCACTGTCCAGGAAGTGTTTGCTGGGCGGATCTCTGGGGTGCCTGTTTACTGGTCGAACTTCATCGAGCAGCCGGCTTACACCCTGCAGGCCCAGGACAACGCCAACAGCGAGTACGCCCAGGATCTCTCCAAGTGCCGGGCCCTGATTTACCACGGGGATGCAATGGGCGTATTGGAGCTGCGGGCGCCGAAGCTCCAGATGACTGCGCCGAATGGTGACTACAACGTGGTCTACCAGTCCCAACTGTTGGTGGCATCCATGGCCATCGGCATGGGCAAATTGAGCCCCGAATGCGCGGGGTGCATCGTCGTCCCCTAAGCTGCAGCCGGAGCACATGGGAGCTGGCCCCCGCGTCAAACCGGGGGCTTTTTCATGGCTGCCGCTAGGATTGCTCTACAACCTTGTAGCGGCAGCGATGGGGCAGGCGGCCCAGCAACTGAGCCCCGGCCGGACCACGCTCCTGGAGGCGGTCAATATCTGCCTGGCGACGATCGGCGAAGCGCCGGTCAATTCGCTGGAGACGCAGCAGGTAGGCGAGGCAGCGGAAGCCGAGCGTGCCCTGCTCGAATTTCACAAGGAGGGCCAGGCTCAGGGGTGGAGCTGGAACCGGGAGACCGAGGTGCCCTTCCACCGGGATTCGGATACCGGGGAGCTGACAGTCCCGGCCAACATCGTGCAGTGGGCGCCCAGCCGGGTCGAATGGAACGGGCGTTTCCAGTTGCGCGGGGCTCGCGTTTACGACCTGCAGACCAGGTCTTATGCGATTACTGAGGCGACGATCTACGCCAACGTCGTCACCCTGCTGTCGTGGGACGAATCCCCCGAGGTCTACAACCGGTGGGCCACCATCCGTGCGGCGCGGGTGTTCGGCAACAGGGCGGTGGGGAACACCACCACCTACCAGCTCACGCAGGCCGATCAGGACGAGGCATGGGCCAACCTGCTGCGGATCGACACTGCGCAGTCGCAACCCAATGCCCTGACTGGTGGCGATTCATGGGCCACATTCCGCCCGCGCCTGGGGGTGGGCGGACGCCGCGGCAGCGGGTTGGGGGATGGGATTGGTGGCTTCGGGTGGAGCAGGGGTGCGTCGCCGGGAGGCACGGGAGGGACAAGCGGGGCCGGGGAGGCTGGGCCGCCGGGGCCGCCAGGCGCCACTGGTGCCACGGGAGCGACAGGACCCCAGGGCCCGGCGGGCCCAGCTGGGCCTCAAGGGCCAGCGGGCGCGACGGGGGCCACGGGCGCGACGGGGGCTGCATCGACGGTTCCGGGCCCAGCTGGGCCTGCCGGGCCCGCTGGGCCTCAGGGGCCGACTGGACCCGCTGGGCCTCAGGGGCCGGCGGGGGCTGCATCAACGGTCCCTGGCCCAACTGGGCCTACTGGCTCAACTGGGCCCGCTGGGCCTCAGGGGCCGGCGGGCGCAACGGGCAGTAGCGCCTACCAAGCAGCCGTAGCTGGCGGGTTTTCAGGAACCGAGGCGCAGTGGCTGGCATCTCTTGTTGGTTCGCAAGGGCCCCAGGGCGCGACCGGGCCGCAGGGGCCGGCTGGGCCGCAGGGCCCGGCGGGTGCGACGGGCGCTGCATCAACGGTTCCTGGCCCAACTGGGCCTGCTGGGCCTGCTGGGCCTGCTGGGCCTCAGGGGCCGCAGGGGCCTCCGGGCACTGGCGGAAGCGCCGCCAGTCTCAAACTGATTGACTACGAAAGCACGGCCAACACCATCTACGTGGGAACGGCCCCTGTCGGCACGCCTGAAAGCGCCACAGGATGGACCGTACGGCGAACCACGTTTACATCCTTAGGCGTTAAACTGGCTGAAGCGACAGCTACCGGCGCTTGGTCCAGTCGCACTACTCTCCCTTATCCATAGCATGGCAATTATCAACCCGCAGCCAGTAGTTATCAATGGGGTGTCATACCCAAACCTTGGGTTTGACTTGGCCATGGCCACAAGAATCAGTGATAACAGAATGAAGTTGGCGATCAACGCTGTCTTATGGCCTTATCGAGACACGGAAATAGGTCCAGAAGTTTTAACTCTTCCCCCAGACCTTGCAAGCTCTTTGCAAATACCCCCGATCATTTACGCTGACGCACAACTTGCAGCAGCGCAGGGTGACATGCCGATGGCGGAATTTCTTACAGCCTTGGAGTTCATTTCTCAGCGGCTTCTAAACAAAAAAGCGGGGATGACCGAATAATGGCTGACATTCGAGCAATAGCGTCTACCGCGTTTGAGTCCCCTCTCACATGGTTTGGCAACGTAGTCCCAGGGCCTGGCGATGTTGCGTTTGCCAACGGGTTTTCGCCGCCAATTAGCACGGCTATTACCGTGCAGGCGTTAAGCAATGCTGCCGGCGGCGGTGGAATAGCTGGGGGTTCTTTTCCGCTTCTCAACGGTGGCAATGTAACGTTTACTAATGCTTCGGGATTGCTTGGATCTGCCCTTAACCCAGTCATTACTACTGCGGGGCTTGGGTTAGGCCAGTCTGCCAGTGTTTCCGGTCCGTCAATAGTTCCTGCGGTATCGAATGGAGTGGCCTGCAACCATAGCGGTAGCGGTAGTTTAACAATCACATCAAACATTAACGCCAGCACAGGTCAGATTTCGAGCGGTGGGTTTATTCAGCTAACCGGTGTGGGTACATTAAACACAATAGGAACGAATACCGGACCACTCAACGTTAACGGTAACGCCGCTACAGGCGCCGTAGCAGTTTCAGGAAACGGGACTTACACGCACACTGGGCCAGTATTTGGCGGCACAAACACCAGCGGGTTTACTGCTGGTGTTTACATAACTGCGGCTTCCGCAAACGTGACTGTTAACGGCGCTGTCACTGGCGGCGCTTCCGCTGTATTCACCAACACAGTCAGGTCGTCAGGTGTAGAAAATGCATCATCGTCAACCCTAACAATAAACGGCCAACTGCAAAGTTCGGCCACTCAGCCAGCAGTTGGACCTGGCTCCATAAATCAAATCACCCGCCTAACGGGTCCGTTCCTATTAGGCGCCACTGGCAACATAAATCCTAATCTGGCTGTCAGGTGGGGAGCCACAGCGGGAAGCCCAGCATCGTTTATGGAAGTGCCAAACTTCAACTTCACTACCAAGGTGTCCTGGTACACAGCAAACAACTACCCAGTGGGTGGCTATCCATTGGATTCCAATGTCGTGCTAGGAGTTGTTTACGGGCCAAACTCTGAATTTATCGGTAAGTCCGCCAGGCCAGCAACGGAGTCTGTTGCGCTTGGTGTCGCGGTAGGCCAGGCTACCGGCACTGCAATTTTAACCGCAGAAAACCTGCAATTAGCGCTTGCCAACAAGGCAACTGTCGATCAAGTCGCCGCGATTGTCCAGGGAGCGACGAGCGCATAACCATGCCCCCCGCCAGTCAGTCAATCCCAAACCTGATTCAGGGCGTCAGCCAGCAGTCGGACGCCCAATGCGACCCGACGCAAGGCAGGTTGCAGGTCAATGGGTACAGCTCAATGGCCGATGGCCTGCGCAAGCGGGCTGGCACCAGTGCGCTGCGGAGAATTGCAACAGCATCCATGGGAAACGTGTTTTTCCATCGGATCCTGCGGGACTCGGCCGAGCAGTACCTGGTTGCAATCGGGGCTAATTCTATTCGGGTGTTCGACCTGGAAGGTAACGAGAAAACGGTGTCCGCTCCATCGGGCTACACCTATCTCTCCACCGCCAGCAACCCGGCTGCCGAGGTCCGCGCCGCCAGCATTGCCGACTTCACCTTCATCTCCAACACCAAGCGGGTGCCGGCGATGGCTGCCGCGCTGGCACCGGCCGTAGCCAGGCCCGCTGCTCACGAGGCCCTGGTGTGGGTAAAGGCCGCCAACTACGGCCAGTCCTACCGGGTGTCCGTCAATGGCCAGCTGGCCACCATCACGACACCGATTCAGCCCGTCACCACCAGCGGCAACAACATCACCGAGAACCGGATCAGTACCGCCGAGATCGCGGAGCAGATCAAGACCGCCCTGGCCGGGGCCGCCGGGGTAACGATCGCCCGCGAAGGGTCGGTGCTGCATCTCACCTCCGCCAGCGCCATCACGATTGCAGCAACTGATGCCAGGGCCAACGACGACATCACGGCCATCACGAGCAGCGTGCAAGCTTTTACCGATCTGCCGGCCATCGCCCCCCGCGGCTACCAGGTGGAGATCAAGGGCGACCCAAGCAACCAGTTCGACAACTACTACGTTTCCTTCGTCCCCCGGGGAGCCACGGCAGCGTTTGGTGAGGGGGCGTGGGAGGAGTGCGTGGGGCCGGGGATGCCCTACCGACTCGATGCCGCCACCATGCCCCATCTGTTGGTCCGACTGGCCAACGGCACCTTCTACTTTGGCCCCGCCAACGGGACCACCCAGGGGGGCACCAAGATCCCGGCATGGGGGGAGCGCACGGCCGGCGATTACGACACCGCCCCAGACCCGAGCTTCATTGGCTACCCGATCCAGGCGGTTTTTATTCACCGCAACCGACTGGGCTTGCTGGCAGACGAGAGCCGAATCCTCAGCAGGGCCAAGTCGTTCTTTGATTTCTTCCCCGAGACCGTGACAACGGTGCTCGACACCGATCCGATCGACGACCAGGCCCCTGGCGGCGACAAGGTCAGCGTGTTGCGCCATGCCGTCTCCAGCCAGGACGAATTGATCCTGTGGAGCGATCAACTGCAGTTCAGGTCTGCATCCAGCGGGCAATCGCTGACCCCCGCAACCGCCGCCATTGCCCAGCTCACGGCCTACGAATGCGACACAGCGGTGGCCCCGCTGCAGGTGGCCGGCGGGATTGTGTTCGCCCAGACCAATGGACTCTGGACCCAGTTTCGAGAGTTTGCCCTCAGAGGGGTGGGAACCGCGCTCACCGGGGCAGCCCCGAGCATTACCGACCATGTGCCCACTTACATCCCCGCCGGCATCCGGCAGCTGGCGGCCAACGACACCGCCGGGATCTGGTTTGCCATCACCGGCACCAGCAGCCGCATCTACGTCTACAAGTATTCGGACCGTGGCAGCGCCAACGGCGTCGAACGGGTGCAGCGCAGCTGGTCCTATTGGGACCTGACGGCCGGCAAGGTGCTGGCAATTCAGTGTGTCACCGAGACCCTGTACCTGCTGGTCGAGTACGCCGACGGCTCCGTCTGGCTGGAAAAGATGCCGGTGGCAGATCGGCTGTCTACCGATGCGCTGACCACCCTGTTGCTTGACCGCAGCGTGACCACCACCACGGCAACCCCGGCGGCGGTGCGGGTGCCCAATGGCGTCTACAACGTGGTGGCCGATGCCACGGTCTGGCCCCTGGGATATACGGCTGAGGTGCCGGTGGAAGCGTGGACCCTCTACGGGCCCACGCAGAACGGCGGCAAGCTGATCGGGCGGGCCCTGGCGGGGGCCACCACCATCACCGCCAAGGGGGACTGGCGGAACAAGGGCATCGTCTTCGGGCAGCCGTTTGAGTTTCGGTATCGGTTTTCCAAGTTCGTACTGAAGGCTGACGCCGGTGCCGGGAAGGTTGCATCCAACGTGGCCCGCACCCAGGTTCGGCACGCCATGCTGCGGTATCACGACACCAGCTTTTTCAAGGTTGAAGTGACGCCCGAGAGACGGGATACCGCCGTCTACAAGTTTGACGGCTGGACCCTGGGGGTTCGCAACAGCCAGGTTGGCAGCGCCCTGGGCCAGGGCCTGGACATCGAGGACCGCAGCTATTTCGAGGGGGTGTTCCAGATCCCGATTGCTTCCAAGGGCGAAACCTGCCAGGTCGATCTGGTCAACAGCACCCCCAACCCGTGCATGTTCAGCGGCCTGGACTGGATCGCCACCATCACCAGCAGATCCCGACCCATCCAATGATCAAGCTATGCCCGGTAACAGCGGAACACGTCGAAGCGGTGGCGGCCAACCTGCGCCATAGCGATGATCTCGAATGCCGGTACGCCTATGGCATCAGCGGCGCCGAGGCCCTGCGGGAGGCGGTGCGGGTGTCGAACATCGTCCATTCCATCTGTGCAGAAAACGACGAGGCCCTGGGGGTTTGCGGCGTCAACGACACGGTTGTTTGGCTGCTGGCGACCGATGCGCTGATGGCCACACCCCAGCGGCGGCGAGCCCTGGCGCTGCAGGGGCGGCGATGGATCGACAAGCTGCTGAAGGACATGGAGGCGGCAGGCGACCATCCAATGCTACAGAACTGGGTCTTGGCGGCCAACGTAGAGTCGGCGAGATGGTTGAGAGCAATGGGCTTCCATATTCAAAACGCGCATCCAATCGGCCCTAGTTTGCAACTGTTCTGCCATGCGTGGAGGTCGCTGTGATCCTGAACCCCATCTCGCTTGGCATCTCAGCGGTTAGCACCGGCCTGGGGCTGTTCGGCGCCAATGCCCAGGCCAAGGCGCAGCAGCAGGAATACAGGACGCAAAGGTCTTTTCAGGAGGCAACGAATAAGTTTGCAAAATGGCAGTCTGATCTGAATGCCAGATTTCAGAACGCTGCATCTCAGCAGCAGTATTGGCAAGCAACGCTGCAACACAACCAGCAGTTGGCCTATGTCCACCAACTGCAGAATTTTGAGCTGGCCAAGCAGGCAAGCCAGGCAGACATGGTGGCAAACACCCGTGCAGCGGCGGGCGCGGAGTTCGTCGGCAACTCAGAGGCCATGGCGGCCCAGTTCCAGGAAGCGGCCATGCAAGAACTGGTGGCCCAGCAGCAGTATCACTGGCGAGCGCTGCAGGGCAGGGCGTCGGTGCAGGCCATGGATCAACAGGGCCAATCGGTGGACCGCCTGATCAACAACTACGCCAAGCAGGCCGGGGATTACGACTCAATCGCTGCCATCAACAGGAAGCTCCAGGACAAGCAATACACCCGCCAGCAGGCCGCGTCTATCGGCCGGTATCTGAGCCAATGGAACAGCCAGAGCTTCTACGAGCCCACCCGCTACATCGAACCCATGGCGCCGTTTGTGCCGCTGCCTGCGCTGATGATGCCGTCTGCCCCCTCGATGACAGGGGTAGCTCCAAGCGGTGGCATCGGTGCGCTGGGCCTTGGCACCGCGTTGCTGGGCGGCATCGGCACCTATCAGCAAAGCCAGCAGGGGATGAGGCGGTCGGCCATGGCCGGCCTTGGTGACGCTGCGGGGGCCTACTGATGGCGCAGTCCGACCTCCCCCTGGGCTCGATTAACCCGGCTGCCAGGCCGGTCTCCGACTTTGTGCGGCCGGCGCAGATACAGCTCGCCGCACCGGTCGCGCCTCCAGGGATGCCGGCGCTGCCCGGGGCCACCCTGCTGCAAGGGCCCGGCATGGCCAGCATCGGCGGCGTCAACCGCAGCCAGCAGCTGGCCGAGGCCTTGGCGCCGTTCTCAAGGAGCCTGACGACAGTCCTGCAGCAGAGCGCTGAATCTGCGGCTGCATCGGCGGCCCAGCGGGGCCAGCGGCAGGCTTATGACGAGGCCCGGAACGCCAGCCTGCAGGCGCTGAGCACCGCCGACCGAACCAACGAGGCTGCCAGTTACGACTACGCCGCAGCGAATCGGAGACTGGCGGCCAAGGACCCCGAGGGCGGGTTCCTGATGGACCTGCTCAACCCCTACCGGCAGATGGGTGTGCAGCGGGGACTGGCCACGCTGGCGGGCGCAGAGATCGGGCCCGCAATGGAGTCGGCTTACGAGCAGAACGCCGCTGCGATCCTGGCGGCCGGCGACGAGGGGCCCGCCATGCTCCAGCAGTTGCGGGCGAAGGTGACTTCGAATCTGGCCCAGAAATATGCACTGGATGAAACCACGCCTGGCTTCTTGGCTAACACCCTGCCAAGGATCAACCAAGCCTGGGAGAAGGTCTCCAATCGCTCGCTGAGGGACAAGGTTGAGTATGTGAAAGCCACCGTGCCGCCCCTTGCCGCTGCTCGGATTATGGCGTTGTGGGCGGATTTCAAGGCCCAGCGGTATCGCAAGGAAGGCCAAGTTATTATTGGCAATCAGGCAATCAATAACGACGACAGCCCCGAAAGCCAGAGGGCTATGGATGCGGCCCTTTACAACCAAGCAGAAATAATTCTTGACGGCGAATCGGCAAAGATGGGCTTGACGGGGGAGCCAACGTACTTCGGCAAGAAAGTGGCCGAGGTTCTGTTCGCCAATGCCGATGCAAACGGGCTCGATGATCCGCAGTTTAAGAAGTTTGTCAGCGGGATCCGCACTGGCCCAGCGCTTGTGACGAACCCGGCGACGGGCGAGAAAGAGCGCATGACGCTTGGCGCCATGTATAGGCTGGAAAGCATAGATAGTGAAATGAAGTATGGGGAATATGCGTTTAAGCAACGGGAGCGACAGGAGAAACAACTGCTCCAAAACGCTGAAGACCAACTATTGACCGGGCGACCAGACCTCCCAGGGCTCCTGCAGGTTGACCCGCAGGACGAAGAGGCGAAGGCGGCATGGGCCCAGGCCCAGCTCAAGCGTTACCAGCAGGAGAACCCTGGCGCCCCGCTGGCCCCGTTCCTGAAGTCACTGGGGGGCATGGTGGGAGTGGTCAAGGATATCCCTGGCTACAGCTACGCCCCTGGCGCTGGCGACGATTACCTCCTGGAGCTGCAGGGCCAGTTCGGGGATGACTGGGATCCGGTGAAGGCCCGGCGGGGCTGGATGGTGGTGCGGGAAAACATCGACCCCAAGGATCGGGGGGCTAAGGATCGCCAGTTTGAGGCGATCGTCAAGGAGAAGGACGGCAAGGGCGGCACCCTGTTCCGGGGCGTAGTCAATCGGATCGTTCAAGATGAAATTGCTGCTGCGCTGACCCGTGAGTACGGGGGCAACGAACGGGAAGCGTTGCTGTCCCGAACTCCCAATGCTCTGACGAGCCTCTTGGCAAACAAAAGCAGGGCAAGGGCCAATCTCAACAGCGCTCTCTATCCCTACGTCAATGCTGCGATTGGCAAGGCAGCGGCGGAGAAGGGGGCCTCCCTAAGCGAGATCGAGACCGAGGACGTGGCCCGCAAGGCTGTAGCGCAATACGGCACCCTGAGCGAAACCGGCAAGGCGGCCTACAAAACGCTGTTCCCCGGCGGACGGGTCAGCGGCGCCCCATCGGTCCCCGGCACCATGGCGACCCCTGCGGGCCCTGCTGCCACCGACAAGCCGGCACAGGCGGCGCCCCCAACCTTTGGCGTCCAGCAGCTCGACAACTTCCCGAAGCGCCAGCAGCGACTGCTGAATTGGCAGAACGAAACGATCCTGAACCGGGAGGGCATCCAGTCCGAGCTGGTGCGGCTGCAGTCCGGCAAGGGCTTCAGCCCCCAGCTCAAGCGGGCCGCCATGGATGGCAGGGCCCGGACGCCGGCCGAGTTTCTGGAGGGGCAGATGAAGCGCTACGGCATGACGATCACCCCCAAGGCGATGAAGCACCTGCAGGAGATCAGCAGCGCCGAAACGACTCCCCTGCGGTACGTCGCCACTGCGGCCAACGCGGCCTATCCCGTGCTGGCCAGGGCCTCGATGTGGGCGCTTGATGCGATCACCGGCACCCAGCCATCAATCGCGGCGGGGATGCCGGCCGGGGGGATGCCGGCGCAACCGCAGCGGCTGATTTCCTTCAACCCGTATCGGCGGCCGGCGGCAAGATCCACGGCGCCAAGCGGTGGTGGTGGCGGTGATTGGTCCGTGCCCGCCACGACCCCAAAGCACCCGGTTCTGGCAACCCTTGGCAAGGGTGATCTGGCCCCCGCCCCGAGCGGCTACTGCGTTACTGCGGTTCTGGAAACCCTGGAACGAAATGGGCTCCCGAACCCGGCCGCAACTGGGATGGACAACGGAAACAACCCGCGTGGCCTGGCCTCGCAGTTGCTGAACTCTTACGGCTGGAAGCCACTGCCTGGACTTGGCAAGACGCAAGCGCTAAACAGCCCCTACGGGAAAGCGAATGCAAACATTATTCCTGAGGCTCAATATCAGGCCGCGCTAAAGGCGGGCAAGATCCCTAGCGGTGCGCTTGTTTTCTCTACTCGGCATTCCACATGGGATGGCACGTCTCCGGCTTCCCGTGGTTTTGATGTTGCTGTTTCAAGGAACAATGGCCGCAATCTTTGGAACGGCAAAATGAATGGTCCCAACATTTACGGCGACACAACTTTCCGAATCGTCCTGGTCCCTGGGGGTGCCCGCTGATGCCACAACAAGTTGATTTCGTAAACGGGAAGCTCGTCATCACCGGCGACGACACGGCCAACGATCACACCCCGATACCGGACGCCCCGGCAGCCCCTGCCCCCAAGGCCAAGCCGAAGCCGAAGCCAAAGGGCAAGACTGCTCCCGCGAAGCCGTGGTGGCAAAACTTTACCCATGCCGTCACCAATGAACTGAAGTACGCCGGCAAGGTGATCCAGGGCTTGGAGGCCACGCAGACGGACCCGGTGAAGCCAGGCATCATGGGGCTGGTTGATGCCGTCAACCCCATCGGTGGGGCGCTGCGGCAGGCGGGCCGCTATTCCCCGACCGTGCGGCAGATCAAGGCGGCGGCCACCTACGGCGCTGCGCAGACGGCAGGCGAAGGCATCATCGCCGTCGGCCAAGGGGTGTTCAAGGGCGCCAAGTTTGCCGATCCGAAAGCATCACGCCCTGGGCGGGCGCTGAATGCTTTTACCCGAGCGGGTTATGCCGCCGATGGCGCCAAGCAACCCGAGGACCTGACCGAGCCGCAGCGGGGCATCATCGATACCACAGCCCGATCGCTGGGGGTGGAGGCCGGCACCGCAGCGCTGGTCCCCCCGGTCAAGCTGTTTCAAGGGGCCAGCGTGGTCAGCAAGGGCCTGCGCCTGGGCACCCGGCTGGGGCTTGCCCACGGGCTGAGCAGTTTCACCCAGGACTCCACCCTGGGCAACATGTCCAACATGGCCGAGGCGTTGACCGGCCAGAAGATCCCTGGGGCAGTGGACCCCATCAAGGATGACCGGGTGACGGCCGGCATGAAGTCGGTGCTGCCCAACCTGGTCGGCGGCGAAGTGCTGGGGCTGGGGATTGCCGCCGGCGCCCGGGTGATCAGCAAAGCCGGCGACCAGTTCCCCAACATCGCCAGGCAGAAGCGGGCGCTGCGGGCCAACACCGAACACACCACGGCCAACGAGGCGGTGAAGGCCACGGGGCTGGTGGAGGACGTGGACGGCCGGCAGCAGTTCACCCAGGCCGGCAGGGCCAAGCCGGCGCCGTTGAAGCTGACGGTGGACGAAAGGACGCAGCAGATCCTGGATCGGTTTAAGCCCAGCAAGCCGGCGGACGATGGAGGGGTGGCGCCAGCGCCAGACCCCGCTGCCCCCGTTCCGCCCCCGCCCCCTGGGCTGCCGGATGATGCCGCGCCCGCCCCAGTTGTCAAGGAATCCTTGCCGACTGCCGAGCAGGCCCCGCCCCCTCAGATCGACCCAGCCGAAGAGTTCTGGGACAACGGGGACCTCCCCGAAGTTGCCGATGTCCAGAAAACCCTGGGCCTCCTCGATGACGACGAGCTGGCGGCCCTGGCTGTCGCTGGAGCTGATGGTGGCCCGGTGCTCCAGCAGCTCAATGACGTGGTGGCCACCAGGCCGGCGCCACGCATCAGGGCCGAGGTCAGCGAGGACGCGGCCGGGATGCCGACCGCAAACCTGAGCGAGCTCTACCTGA